CATCAATAGTACAAGAATTTGTTTGGCAGACAGAAGATGTAGTTCCTGAACTATATCGTACACATAAATTTTTGAACTACTGGCATCAGAATATAGATGCCATAGTTCAAGAAGTGATTTTAAGTGTAAATGATAGGAAATACGGATCATATCGATCAGTTGACCATTTTCTACAGCTAAATTAATATATGAGCAAGTCTGATATTGATTTCACGTTAGTTAAACCAGCTAACCAAAAGACCACATACACACCTCATCAAATACGAGAAATAAAAAAGTGTATGAGCGATCCACTATACTTCATGCAACAATACATGTGGATACAACATCCTACTCAAGGTAAAATACCATTCGAAGCATATCAATATCAAAAGAACCTAATAGAATGCTATTGGAAATACAAGGAAGTTATAGCACTACTTCCTCGTCAAAGTGGAAAGACTACGACTGCGGCAGGTTACTTATTATGGTATACTATGTTTAATGACGACGTAACAGTGTTGATTGCTGCTAACAAATTCCGTGCTGCTACAGAAATTATGGATCGTATCAAGTTCGCATATGAAGAATTGCCCAACTGGTTACGTGCAGGCTCTGCAACATATAATGTGCAGGACATTAAGTTTGACAATGGGTCGAGAATCAAAGCCACAACTACTACACCAGATTCTGGACGTGGTATGTCTATTTCACTATTATACTTGGACGAGTTTGCGTTCGTTAAGCCTCGTATTGCAGAAGAATTTTGGACTGCTATGAGTCCCACACTTGCAACAGGTGGTAAATGTATTATTACATCTACCCCTAATAGTGATGAAGATAAGTTTGCTGAAATTTGGGTTGGTGCTAACAAGACAATAGATGATTGGGGCAATGATATACCAAATGGATTGGGTATAAACGGATTTAAAGCATTTACATCACACTATTCGGATGTTCCTGGTAGAGATGAAGAATGGGCTACAAGAGAACGTAATAAGATAGGGGCAGATAAGTTCGACCGAGAGTACGGGTGTCAATTCTTAACTGCTGATGAAACACTTATTAATGCTGTAACATTGTTAAAGCTACAGGGTGTTGACCCCATATATAAAACCAACGAAATACGTTGGTATGATCAACTAAAACCCAATATGACTTATCTAGTGGCATTAGATCCCAGTGCAGGTGTAGGTAAGGATCCTGCTGCTATTGAAGTGTTTAGTTTACCAGAAATGAAACAAGTAGCAGAGTGGACACACAATAGAACCAGTATACCTAATCAAGTAAAGACTGTGCAGAACATTGTGAATTTTATCTACAGTGAATTAAAAAAGATGCCCGAGCACCGAGGCGATCCGGACATATACTTTACACTTGAAAATAACAGTTGGGGCGAGGCTGCATTATTAACCATAACAGAAATAGGCGAAGAACGCTTCAATGGTACAATGTTACATGAACAACGTGTTAGAGGACAAGGTCGTCCGCGACGCGGTCTTAATACCAATACACGATCCAAAGCACAAGCCTGCACCAAGTTAAAAAGCCTAATTGAAGCAGAAAAAATGAAAATATTCAGTAGACCACTAGTACGACAACTTAAATTCTTTGTGAGTAAAGGTGAAGGCTTTGCTGCTAAACCTGGTGAGAATGACGATTGTGTAATGGCTACTATGCTCTGTGTGAGAATGATGCAAATGGTTCAAAATTGGGATGACAGAGTCGGTGACCTACTGCGAGACGATTTTGGTGACGATTATGATCACGAAGAACCAATGCCAATGAGCGTGATCATCAACTAAATATTACTTGCAAACATTTGGAGTAACATAATGAATTTTAATTGGTCAATCATTGGTGACAAAATTTTTGGAATCTTAAAGGGTTCTGGATTTACACTTCAAATGTTTGATAAGACTGGCACCAAGACACTTGATCCACATGAAGCTACACGATTTTTTGCTACTATAGCAAGCAACGATCCAGAATTAGAAAAGTATAGTATTTTAATTGGTGTACATGATGAAAATCATAATAGTCACGTTGATATTAAAACACCTAACCTGGATAATAATGAGGATTTTGATTTCATACACAAATTAAAAAATAGTATTCAACGAAATGTAGGCGATCGAGAAGGTTTAAGTGTTAATTGGTTTAAATTTGATCATGCAATTACACCAAAAGATGAAGTTGTTAACAACATTGTAGAAAGCAAAGATATCAGCAAACCATTTGGATCGACCAAAAGCAGCTATCAACGAGTTGGCAATAGTAAAATAATCATACGTCATACAGATGCTATCAACGAAGAAAAAAAAGGTAGCCGCTGGAGACATGTACGAGCAATATTTGTTGAAAATGCACTAGGCGAAAGATTAATGTATCCACATATGCATATCGCTGGTGCTAGAGCAATGGCCAGACACTTTTCAAATAATGGTGTGATGCACGATCAAATCGGTGAAGCTATTCAACAATTAAGTAGCGATTATATGGATCTCAAACGATCAGCTAAAATGATTCGTGCAACAGGCGATGAATCAAAAACCACAGCACTTAGAGAATCTCTACATAAAATCAATAAAGATGTTAAGAAACTAAGCGGATCAAGAGGATACGTTTTGGCTTCGGGCGGCTTAAAAGAACAAAATATCAATGAAGATTCTAATGTTATCAATAAGATATATGAAGAACTATTAGAGAAGTGCATGTGCGAACGTGATAGCAATGATGCTGCAACTTTATTGGTTGCTGCCAAGTATCTATCAACTGCTAATCTAGTAGAAGCACCCACTGTTAATTTTACAAGTAGACCAGATCTAACCAGCGAGTGTTCAAACTATCCTGATCAAAAGGATAGAATGGCTTGGCAAATTGAACAGTTAGCTGAGTGTGTTGATGATGACATGCTGAGATCAAAGCTGACCTCTGCTGCAGGTACACTGAGAACACATGGTGTAATGGATCCAGACGATGTTGAATTGGTTAAGATGGTGTTCAAAGCATCCAAGGGGATCAAGCATGAGCCTGAGGTACCGGTTGTTGATCCTGGGTTGGACCGTATCAAAACTTTGAGCGGGATCTAATTTCAAAATAAAACTTATTGCTACTTGACCTCCGATCTAGTATAAATATACTGTTACTGACAAGACAGAAAGATGACTTGTCAGTATCTTTATCTCAATGAGGCACAAGGAGGTCCCAAATGGCACTTAGTTTAAAAGAAATTCAAGCAAAATTATTAGAGCAAGAAGCTCGCAAAGACCGCACAAAGAGCGGTGGGTTTTCGGGGGATAACAGTATCTACCCATTTTGGAATAACCCAGACGGAAGTTCAGCAACATTACGATTTGTTCCAGACGGTGATAATACAAACGACTTCTTTTGGGTAGAACGTTTGATTATCAAACTACCATTCCCAGGTGTAAAGGGTATGGATAACAGTCGTCCATGTGAAGTACAAGTTCCATGTGTTGACATGTGGAAACCAGGTAGCTGCCCAATTACAGCAGAAATCCGCCCATGGTGGAAGGATTCAAGTTTAGAAGACCTTGCACGTAAGTATTATCGCAAGAAGAGTTTTCTATTCCAGGGCTTTGTAGTGCAAAATCCTAACAAGGAAGACGCAACACCTGAGAATCCAATTCGCAGATTCATTATTAATCCTAGCGTATTTGATTCCATTAAAGCAATTCTAATGCGTCAGGATCTTGAAAATTCGCCGACTGATTATGAATCAGGACGTGACTTTTATCTCAGCAAGACCAAGAAGGGCGAGTATGCCAACTACAGCTCCTCCAGCTGGAGCATGAAAGAGCGCCCACTCGGTGTAGAAGAACTAGAGGCTATTGATAAGTTTGGTCTTAACAATCTCAGCCAGTTCCTACCAAAGAAACCAGATGATGCACATCTTGCTGTTATGCTTGAGTTGTTTCAAGCAAGTGTTGAAGAGCAACTATACGATCCAGATCGTTGGAGTCAGTTCTATCGTCCAAACGGCATGCGATTTGATAGCGACACTGAAAACGGTGATGCAACTGTTGCAGAATCAGCACCTGCTCCGGTTAAATCAAACGTAACAGCAGCCAGCATCATGAACAAGGTTGCCAAGGTAGTACCTGCTAAAGCACCTGTTGTAGAAGCCGAAGATGAAACTCCTTGGGAAGAGCCAGCAGCAGAAGCACCTGCTAAGAAAGCTCAGAGTCCAGAAGACATCTTAGCTGCAATTCGCAGACGCCAGCAAGGAAAATAATCCAATAAAGACGAGGCGGTAGTATTGACTATCGCCTCTTTATATTTTAAACAATAAGAGAAGGAGTTTCTCATGAAGCCATTCGACGTATCAAAATTTAGAAAATCTATCACTAAAAGTATAGAAGGGTTAAGCATTGGATTCAACGATCCAACAGACTGGATCAGTACAGGTAGTTATGGATTAAATTATTTAATATCGGGAGACTTTTTCAAAGGAGTACCTTTAGGTAAAGTAACAGTACTCTCTGGTGAATCAGGTTCAGGTAAGTCATTTTTAGCATCTGGTAATATTGTTAGAAATGCACAAGAAATGGGAATATATGTTGTTCTCATTGATACAGAAAATGCATTAGACGAATCTTGGCTTAAGGCTTTAGGAGTTAATACATCTGAAGATAAGTTAATGAGACTTAGTATGGCTATGATTGATGATATTGGTACAGTTATATCTGAATTTGTTAAAAGTTATAAAGAAATATCTATCGAAGATAGACCAAAAGTTCTATTTGTTATTGATAGCTTAGGTATGGCTATGGTTCCTACACAGGTGGACCAATTTCAAACTGGTGAAACTTCTAAAGGGGATTTTGGACGTAAGCCTAAGGCTCTTAAAGCATTAGTAACAAATTGTGTCAATATGTTTGGTAATTTAAATATTGGAATGATAGCTACAAATCATTCTTATGCATCGCAGGACCCTTATAATCCAGACCCAGTTGTATCTGGCGGATCTGGATTTATTTTTGCTTCTAGCATATTAATAGGTATGAAAAAATTGAAGCTTAAAGAAGACGAAGATGGCAATAAAACAACTGATGTATTAGGTATTCGGTCCGGGTGTAAAGTACTTAAAACTAGATACGCACAGCCATTTACTGATATTCAACTATATATACCATATGAATCGGGTCTTAACCCATATAGCGGATTATTTGACTTGTTTGAAAAAAAGAAGTTAATTACTAAAGAAGGTAATCGTTATTATTATGTGGACTTAAATGGGNAAATACACAAGTATTATAGAAAAGAATGGAATCGTAATGAAAATAACATTATGGAT